TCAACCTTGAGAAGTTCGATGAGTGGAGCAAAGACCCGCGCTTCGTGCATCGCTGGGTTCGGTTCCTCGACAACGTGCTTGACTTCTTCATCGAGCACGCCCCGGACGTAATGAGCCGTGCGGTGTACTCAGCCATGCGTGAACGGGCCATCGGCCTGGGCGCCATGGGCTTCCACTCCCTTCTGCAGAGCAAGCGGGTGCCGTGGGAGTCGGTCATCGCCAAGTCCATGAACCGCCGCATCTTCGCCAAGATCCAGGCCGACGCCATTGAGGCAAGCCAGGAGCTGGCCCTGGAGCGCGGTGAGGCACCGGACATGGTGGGCACTGGCCGTCGCAACAGTCACCTGCTGGCCATCGCGCCGAACGCCAACAGCGGCCTGATCTGCGGCACCAGTCCGTCCATAGAACCGCTGCGCTCGAACGCCTTCACCCAGCGCACCCGTGCTGGCTCCCATCTGGTGAAGAACCCGCACCTTGAGGCGCTGCTGGAAACCCTCGGCCACAACACCGACGAGGTCTGGCAGTCGATCATCCTGCACAAGGGGTCGGTGCAGCACCTGGACTTCCTCGACGAGTACGACAAGGAGGTCTTCAAGACCGCCTTCGAGCTGGACATGCGGTGGGTCGTCGACCTCGCTGCTGATCGCCAGGAGCACATCTGCCAGGGCCAGAGCCTGAACCTGTACTTCCCGTTCGGTTCCGAGCGTCGCTACGTCAACGAGGTTCACCTCATGGCGTACCAGCGGGGACTCAAGGGTGTGTACTACCTGCGCACCGATGCCGGGTTCAGCGGGGACAAGGTCAGCCAGAAGATCGAGCGGAGAGCGCTCAAAGACTACAACGCGGAGGAATCATGCCTAGCCTGTCAGGGCTGACCACCTACAGCCAAACCTACAAACCCTTCCTGTACCCCGAGTTCGTCAACCACGCCATCGAGCATGAATCGCTGTTCTGGATGGAGTACGAAGCGTCCCTGCAGCGTGACGTGAACCAGTGGAAGGACGGGACGATCACCCCGGTCGAGAAGAACCACATCACCCAGATCCTGCGCCTGTTCACCCAGAGTGACCAGATCGTGGGTGGTTCCTACGTCGACGTGTTCCTGCCGTATTTCAAGAACAACGAAGTCCGCATGGCGCTGCTCTCCATCGCCAACCGGGAGTCGACCCACATGCGCGCCTATGCGCTGCTGAACGACACCCTGGGCCTACCGGAGACTGAGTACCGGGCGTTCCTTGAGTACGAGGAGATGGCCGACAAAGCGGAGTTCATGCAGGACTTCGCCGTGGTTCCAGGCCCGATGCAGATGGGCCTGAACCTCGCTCGCACCGTGATGAACGAGGGTATGAGCCTGTTCTCGGCCTTCGTTCAGCTCCTCAACTACCAGCGCCCAGAGGCTGGCTCGAAGATGCTGGGCATGTGCGAGATCGTCGAATGGTCGATCCGAGACGAGACCAAGCATGTCGAGATCATGGCGGCGCTGTTCCGGCGTCACTGCGAGGAGCACCCGGAGATCGTCACCGATGCGTTTAAGCGGGCGATCTACGAGATGTTCCGCCAGGGTGTCGCCTTGGAGGATCGCTTCATCGACCTGTCGTTCTCCCTGGGTGGCCCGAAGGCGCTGACCCCCGAGGAGGTCAAGCAGTACATCCGCTTCATCGCGGATCGCCGTCTGGTTCAGCTCGGCCTCAAGCCGAACTGGGGGATCGAGAAGAACCCGTTGCCGTGGGTCGACCACATCGTCTCCGGTGACAACCAGAAGAACTTCTTCGAGGGCCGTGTGACCGACTACAACCACAAGGGTATGGAGGGTGACTGGGGGTGGGAATGACCCCCGGTCAATTACCACACAGTCTTGGAGGACAGGGAAAACACTCATAGGGATAACTTATGGATCAACTACCTGTGATTCCTAAAGACCTACTTGATGCCCTGGAGCAGCGCTTCCCCGAGCGTTGCCCAGAGCCTGAGTGGTCTGATCGTGAAATCTGGATGCGCGTTGGTGAGCGCCGGGTCATCCGGTTGCTCCGTCGCGCTTACGAGCAACAAAACGACAACGTGTTGGAGAACACCCATGTGCTTCGCTAAATCCCCGAAGATGAAGTCCAGCACTCCAGCAGCAGCACCGCCCGCGCCGGAGAAGTCCGCTGCCGACGAGCAAGGAGTCCCTGAGAACGAGGACACCAACGTCGCCAAGAAGACCCCGCTGCGGAACAAGCTGCGCATCGACCTCGACCGCAACGAGGAGGAGCGCAAGTTCAGCGGTTACCGCCTGTAGGTAGCCGTGTTCATCCCCCAGTATCTGCGCCTGGATGCTGGAACCCCAACCCCTTTGACCCGTGAGCAGATCGAGCCGACCGTTCGGGAGGCCATGAAGATCTACTTCGACATCCACAAGGCTGACTACGGCCAGTGGTTGTTGTCCGCAGACGAAGCTGCAGAGGTCTCCCTTCGAGACCACCACATCGTCCTCATCAACTCCGACTACCTGATCGGCTACTCGAAAGCCTCCGAGTGGTACGCCCGTGGCTTCGTGCTCACCGAGGAGTACCTGCTTCGAGTAGGGACTGGGAGTACCCGGTTGTCCGAGGTGTTCGAGGTGATGAAGACCTTCGCGCTGCTCCACGGGGCAAGAGGTTGTGAGTTCGGCACACGCGCAGCCAGCAACAAAGCGGCCATCCGAAGGCTTTATGCCCGGCATGGCCTGACAGAAACCATGACTGTGATGAGGTGTTAACCAGTGGGTGGCATCAAGAAGGCGGTTAAGTCCGTCACCAAGTCCATCAATAAAGCAGTCTCGAAGACCGTGGGCGGTGTGTTCGGCATCAAGGCCGACAAGCCCAAGGTAGTCGAGCAAGCCCCTCCGGCCCAGGAAGCCCCGAAGCCTGAGCAGAACGCGGAGACCATGACCCAGAACGAGGAGCTGAGTACCCGCAAGCGCAACCGCCGTAATGGCTTGCGCATCGACCTGAACAACGCAGGTGGAGCCAACACCGGCAGTGGCCTGAACATTCCGGTGGGCTAATCAAGGAGGCGTATGGAACAAACGGCTGGCGGGCGCTACAACGCCCTGATCAGCTTCCGTGAGCCATTCCTTCAACGCGCACGAGAAGCTGCCAAACTCACCATCCCGTCGCTCCTTCCTCCTGCAAACCACTCCCCGCACACCAAGCTCCCGACCCCGTTCCAGGGGCTGGGCGCTCGCGGCGTCAACAACCTCTCCTCGAAGCTGCTCCTGGCGCTCATGCCGCCGAACAGCCCGTTCTTCCGGCTGACGGTGGACGACTACACCTTGGAGCAGATGACCCAGCAAGAGGGCATGAGGGCCGAGGTTGAGGAAGCCCTGGGCAAGATCGAGCGTGCTGTCATGTACGACATCGAGTCCCAGGCCATCCGCGTCTCGACCGGTGAAGGTCTCAAGCAGTTGCTCGTCGCGGGCAACGTGCTGCTGTACCTCGCCCCCGAGGGAGGCATGAAGGTCTACCGCCTGGATCGCTACGTCGTCCGCCGTGACCCCATGGGGAACGTGCTGGAGATCATCGTGCAGGACGTGGTCTCTCCCGAGGCACTGCCGCAGGACTTCCTGGCCAAGCTCAAGGACGCCCCGCAGTTGACCAAGGAGAAGACCCTGGAGCTGTACACCCGGATCTACCGGGACGGCAACCAGTGGCGGATCTACCAAGAGGTCAAGGGTGAGCGTGTCCCCGGCACCGAGGGCACCTATCCGCTGGACAAGTCCCCGTGGCTGGCTCTGCGGTTCACCAAGATCGACGGTGAGGACTATGGCCGTGGCTACGTCGAGGAGTACTACGGTGACCTCCGGTCGCTGGAAGCCCTGACCCAGGCCATCGTCGAAGGCTCGGCTGCCGCCGCCAAGGTGCTGTTCCTCGTGAACCCCAATGGCACGACCGAGCAGCGCACCCTGACCGAATCCCCGAACGGGGCTGTCCGCACTGGCAACGCCGCTGACGTGACGGTTCTGCAGGTGGAGAAGTTCGCTGACTTCCGCATCGCCTTCGAGACCATCGAGTCGATCAGCCAGCGGCTGTCCTTTGCGTTCCTGCTCAACACCGCCGTTCAGCGTGGTGGCGAGCGCGTGACCGCCGAGGAGATCCGGTACATGGCCGGTGAACTGGAGGATGCCCTTGGCGGCGTCTACTCGATCCTCTCCCAGGAGTTCCAGTTCCCCCTGGTGCAGCGCCTGATCCTGCAACTGGAGAAGCGCAAGAAGATCCCGGCACTCCCGAAGGACACCGTCCGCCCGACCATCACCACCGGCCTGGAAGCCCTTGGCCGTGGGCACGACCTGAACAAGCTCGATGCCTTCATCCAGGGCGTGAACCAGACGTTCGGCCCGGAGGTTGTCGCTCGCTACCTCAACGTCGGGGACTACATGACCCGTCGCGGTACGGCATTGGGCCTGGACATGAAGGGTCTGGTGCGCAGCGAGGAAGAAGTCCAGGCGATGGAGCAACAAGCAGCCCAGGAAGAACAGATGGCCCAACTCGGCCAGATGCTCGCCCAGGGCGGTATGGGAATGGCAACCGAAGTAGTCAAGGCAGGTGTGAAGAATGGCTGACGAAGCTCAACCGAAAGTCACCGCCCAGGAAACCAAAGGGGGTCGCCGCAAGGCGGCCCCTTCTGTTTCTGAGGGCCAAACCAACAAGCAACCCCAAGAGGCCAGCAAGCGCGTGGAGAAAACCGAAAGCGGCCTCGTGATCGTTTACCACTAAGAGGAGAACCCTGTAACACCCAAGGCACCATCAACACTGACGCCCCGGCTGGTCACGATGCCGCCATGGCCGCTGCAGTCGACCAGAAGAACGCTGAGCTGGCCAACCTGGGCAACGACGCGCCTAAGCCGCAAGAGCCTCTGCTGGGCAAGTTCCAGTCGGTCGATGATCTGGCCAAGGCGTATCAGGAGCTGGAGCGCAAGCTGGGCCAGAAACCGCAGGAACAGCAGAAGCCCCAGCCCACCGACCTGACCCCGGAGAAGCTCGACGAGCTGGCCGAGAAGAACGGCTTCGACATCGAGGAGATGTCCACCTACTACGAGNNGGAGATGTCCACCTACTACGAGGCCAACGGCGGTCTGTCCGATGACCACTACGCCCAACTGGAGAAGGCTGGCATCCCGCGTGCCTACGTCGACCAGTACATCGCTGGCGTAGAGGCCGAGGTTGAGCGTGCCCGCGAGTCGATCTACCAAGAGGTCGGTGGCGAACAAGCCTTCCAGGCCATGGCCCAGTGGGCAGTGGCGAACCTGAGCAAGGAAGACCTCAACCGCTACAACCTGGCTGTCGAGAGCGGCGATATGGACACCGTGCGCAGTGCCGTGATGTCCCTTGCGTACCGCTACCAGAAGTCCGTCGGCTCCGATCCGAAGCTGGTCAATGGCCAGAACGGTGGTGGTGCTGGTGGCTTCGAGTCGCTGGCTCAACTGACCGCCGCAATGCAAGACCCTCGCTATGAGAAAGACCCGGCCTACCGCCGTGAGGTAGAGGCCCGTCTGGCTCGTTCCAACATCTTCTGAGGTGAACCATGATCGAAACTGTCCTCGAAAACTGGGACGGCATCCTGGCAGTCATCGTGGCTGCCCATGCCCTGGCCCTGGCCATCGTCAACCTGACCCCGACCCCGCGTGATGACGAAATCGTGGGCAAGGTCTACAAGGTCGTCGAAGCGCTCGCTGGCGTTGTCACCCGCAAGGCCAAGGAGCTGCCCGGCGAGAAGCTGTGAAGGCGCTCCTCAAGGCGCTCCAGTCGATCCTCCAACTAGCCACCCTGGTGCTCACCCTCCTGCGTGACGACAAGTTGCGCCAGGAAGGTGAGCGCAAGGCTCGCCTGGAGGTGCTGGAGGCCGAGCAACAGCGCCGTGGAGAAGCCCATGAGATTGACCTGCAGGTGGCTCGTGGCGGTCTGTCTGACGCTGATCTTGAGCGGATGCGCCGCTACCAACGTACCAGTCAATGAGTGTTCCTGGGCCAAGCCCATAACTTGGCATGAGGAAGACACTCCGACGACCAAGCAGGAGGTCTTCGCCCACAACCTCAAGTGGGAGAAGTTCTGCCTCCGGTAATTACCACACAGTTATGGAGAACAAGATCGTTCTCTGATCTCTCCTGTTGGTTGGTGACCCCTGAAGGTGTTTCTGACGGGGTCTCTTTTTTCAAGGAGTCCTATGGCTGAATCCAACATTGATCTCGCTCGGCTGCGTTCTCCGTACATCACCGACGCGGACGACCTGAGAGTTTCTTCCGTACAACGCAAATTCCGCGACAGCTTCCCTGGCACCTCACTCAACGAGGACAAGTGGCAAG